GATTATGGTATGATAGATAGTATAGGCGACCTACAGGAAGCCATGAAGGTAGTGGACCGCTTGGCCTTTAAGCAAGCAATAAAACCAATGTTTAATTAATTTAATTTTTTTTCTATGAAATGGAATTTTGCAGCCAAGTTTATTACGGCATTCTTGGCATTTGTGGGACTCAACGAAGTCCCTACGGAAGAAGGTAAGGTAGCCCTTACCGAAGAACAGGAGGGTCTTTTGAAAGACGCCCTAAAAGATGAGGCCAAAGACCCGGACGGGAGCAAGAGTTTGGCAACAATGGTGGCGGCCATAGAAAAGGATCTTGCTGCGGCCAATGTAGACCAGGAGAAGCTGCGCAAGGATTTGCGAGAAGCCTTAACGGAGACGAGCCTTAGCGAGACCGAGATAGAAAAGTTGGTGCAGAACGAGGACGGCAGCATAGACCAAAGCGCATTTTTGGCGGCCATAAAAGGTGAGTTCAAAAACCAAAAGGAGCTCATAAACAAATTAATGAACAGCGACGAGCCAGACGACAGTACCGAGCTTCAGGAGCTAAAGAACAAAGTAATGAGACACAGCAAGACACACCTGTTCGGCACTGGTAACAGCTATGATGCCTTTGAGGGTAGACCATGGAACCAAAGAGCTGCAGGCGTAAAAGTAGGCGCTACAGATTGGGCAAAGGACACGGCACAGGTAGAGAAGCTTAACGGCGACCTTGATCTGTACTACCGCGAGAACCCTACCGAAATCAAATCTTTGGAGCGCGATAAATTCGGTCTTCCCCTTTTCTGGAACAAAGTATTGAACGTAGTGGACATTATTGCAGATGGTACCATTATAAGTGGCGAGATTACACAGGCCAGAAAACTGCCTTGGTTACCAAAGAACAAACAACTTATTAAGCCAGAAGAAGGCAAGGTTTTCCCAGTACAAATTGATATTGAGTACGTGGGCTACTTCTTGCAAAAGATAGAGGCCAGTTGGTTGAACATGATGAACAACGAAGGTTCACAGCCTTACAAAGAGAGCTTTGTTAGGTTCTTGGTAAGCGAGCTGGATAAAAAGGCGCGCGTAGAAGACAGGATTTCCTCTATTCTTGGCGTACATGTAGACACTCCGGAAGATGCTACGGTACCAGGAAGGTTCCTTAACAGACAGGACGGTCTTCTGTACCAAATGTACAGGGCGCAAAAACTGACCAAAAAATACAAGGCCTTTTCTTTGGGTACGCCAACGAAGATGAATATTATAGACTATGTAGATGGCTTTATGGAGAGTCTGCCCTTGGAAATCAGAAGAAACCCGGGTATGCACTTTTATGTTTCCCCAGCTTGGTTAAAAGCCTATGGAGACAGATACGAGCAATTACACGGTACCAACAACGATTATTCTGGCGTACCTCCCTACCCAAAGGGATACAACAATATGCCGTTTGAAGCGCTGCACGATTTGGAAGGTACGGATATCATGTTCGTGACCTTTGACGATAATATTGAGATCCTTGAATACGTACCTAGCGAGAAATCCATGTACCACTTTGAGAAGTTGTTGCGTAAGATATACGTAATGGCAGATTACAAATTGGGTATTCGCCTGGTGCATATCGGCAACAAATTAAAGGAGGGCGACCCATTGGAATTCAAGGTACAGAGTATCTGGAGTAACGATGTGCCTATGTTTACCAAGGATTACGCTATTCCGTTATTTGACGATGCTACGGGTGAGATCAGCGCAAAATTTGAGCATATAAAAGTGAGCGATGACTGGAATACCAGTATTGCGACCATTAACAATGCGGTACCTGGACAACTGATAAAGATACAGGGGAACACTGCCTTGGCCAGTGTTAATAACGTGGTAAGCAGCGGTAACATAGGATTAACGGGCGGTACATTTAACCTAAAGAGCGGCGGCACATTGACCTTGTACGTAAAAGCGGACAAGAGCATTGTGGAACTTAGCAGGACTACGGCACCGGAAGCGGCACCTAGCGCCAATGTTAATTTTGATGCAGGCACAATAGATGCCAATGCTGGCACCGAGTTTTACAGCACAGCGGTGGCCGATGAAACTTTGGACGGTATTACCAACGGTGTGGACGGACAGGAAATTAGCGTGTACGGACCAGCTGGTGCGGCAACCCTTACCCTTGCCAACGTAGCCGGTAACATTTCAATGATATCCGGAGCGGTACTGGCGACAGCGGCAGATGTTGTTAAACTTGTAAAAGTGGCCGGTATCTGGTACGAAAGTGACAGGACTATAGCCTAATACTAATCTATAGGCCACGCTACGGTGTGGCCTTTTAAAATATACAGCATGTATTTAAGAAAATCGGTAGCGGCACCTTCAGGGCAGATAGGACCTGGTGCGGCAAAACCAAAAAATCCTAACGTAAAGATCATATTCGTGGACGAGCTCTTGAGTTCCCCGCAAAGAAATGACGCCGGTATTGTAATGGAAGGCAACTACACTTTTAAGCCCAACGGCAAAATGATAGAGGTGTACATGACCGGCAAGAAGCAGAAGCTTAACTACGAGAACGAGGGCGATGTAGACGAGGAGAGCATTAAGCAAATGTTCGAGGGCAGCCACCCTGGCAACAGTAGGGAAATCAAGGAGCTTATACAGAACCTGATCGGTAAGGACGTAATTATCCTTAGCGGAGATTGCACCAAGAACAGCTTTGAGGTATTTGGCACGGAGTGCGCTCCTATGCGCCTAAAGCCAACGGGCGTTATAGACGATACCCGTACAGGCCACGACCTTAGTTTTGAGCAGACACAGGCCACTGAATTTTTACCCGGAACCTTTGAGGGAGCCGTAGTATTGGCGGCACCATTTAATGCCACAAGCGAAGACTTGGCACTTACCAAGGCGAACGGCAACCAGTACAAACTGGCTACGGATACGGACGGGACGGAATTGGATATTGCTTCTTTGGACCATGACCATGGCGCCGTAATAAGCCTAATAGGAAACGGGGGCAACAACCCATTTGTATTAAGCAGCGGTGTAACCACTGCAGCGACGGTGGTACTTTTGGAAGGTGCGGACTGGGCGGCACAGGATGATGCCGTGATAGACCTAAAAGTATTTAAAAGTGGAAATATCACTTACCTTTTTGAGCAAAAAAGGGCATAATCTTTCTTTTTCAGTGTTAGTTTGATTTTTTAGGTTAAAAGCCCTTGGGAGGAGTCCCAAGGGTTTTTTTTTGTGGCATGTTACATTGCAATTGCAGGGTAAATTTCATATTTGGGAAACTTTAGTGAACATTTAAATAGCTAATATGAAAGAAAAAGTAATAGCCCTGTTGCAGGATACCAAAATGGGCGACGTTGAAAGGTACAATGCCGCCATGGCGATGTACCGTACCAGTGAGTTGCATAGTGTGCCGGCGGCCGCCTTTTATAATAGGTCAGGCTTTACGGCACAGAACCTAAAGAACCTGCTGTACGATGTGCAAAAGTTGCACGAAATTACCGATGCGGACTTGTTGGCCAAGAAACCAAAGAAGGTACAGGTGAAGCGACTGCCAGATGTTGTGGTGGCGTTGCTACAGAATGCGCCCGATGAAGTAAAGGCCGCCATCTACCTTAGCAGTATATATTTTACCCATATAGACAAGGAGGCTCACGCAGAGACCCTTGCCACCTATGAAGCTGCATTGTTGGCATTTAGCGAAGCTAATTTAATAACATTTGAGGCTATTGACCAGGATATTAGTAACGGGGAAGTAGAGGAGCTTTGCCTGAAGGCTATAGGAGATTTTCATTTGCCCGATGAGCTAAAGGAAATCTTGGTGCCAAGAACGGGTCAGGATTTGACCGGTGCCATTTATGGTACTTTGGCCGCTTTAGGCGAAAAGGAAGCCATGGGCCTAAAATTGCGCGAGCAGTTCCCTTTTTTGGAGGCGGACGATTGCCCGGATAAATTAAAGATACTGGTAGCCGATAGGATTACCGCATGGAAAAAATACAAAGAGGCGCATGCAGAGCTCTTGCTACATGCCGATGGCGAAAAGCCGTTGACGGACAGTGAACTTTACGAACTGGCGAAAGAGGCCATTGCAAAGTACCAGTTGAACCAATTGATTTGGGATGAGCTGAACTATTACAAGGAGTATGGTAGCATTTTGGGCAAGCACGAGATGTTTGCCGATGAAGTGCTGCAACAAAAGATAGACGCCATGGACGTAAAGGGGCTGATGACGCGGCAAAAGACCTTGCGCAGTTATGTAAGTAGAGAAGGCAAAAAATTGGCCAAGACCAAGGAGGCGGAAAGCAAGGCCAAGATACAGGCCAAAGTAGACGATTGGAGCGCGGAACTGAAGCTCGTAGATGCAAGGCTTGAAAAATAATAGGTTATTTAATATTGCAGCTGTATCCGCTCCGCATAAGGCACAGGCGAACGGTAGTTATCTAAGCAAGTATCTTTTGGCGCATTATGCCAAGGTAAAGAACTTGGAAAAGGATTTGGGCAGGTTACCGGAACGGGAAGAGTTTTTCTTTCTTCAGACAGATGGGCAATGGAACGCCTTTACCTTTTTGCCCTACGTACTGCAGCATTTTCAGATTACCGAGCTTCACGCCTGCACGTATAGTATAAGCAAGCGCACTATTGAGGCCTTGGTAGAGCTGCACGATGCGGGTAAAATAGATGCGATTACGCTTATGATAAGCGATAGCATGATAAAGCGCAACCCGGTAACCATAGACCTGTTGAGCGCATTGGCGGCGAGTAGACCCAATATAAAGGTAAAATATGCTTGGGTACATGCAAAGATGACCCTCTTAAAATGTTTGGGCGGACACTATGTGATAGAGGGTAGCGGCAATTGGAGCGATAATGCACATTATGAGCAGTATGTATTTGGCAATAGTAAGGGGCTTTATGAGTTTAGAAAAGCCCTTTTTGAGACGGCAAAACTAAAGTAGTTTTTTTATTGAAATCAAGACAAATATGAAAAATAGAAATCTAGAATTTGAATTTGCAAAACAAGGGCTTATAGATGGGCTTATGGTTCGCAGGTCAACTTGGCCGCTAGGTCATTTTATCTTTAGGCAAGTCCCTTCTACCATAGGTAAGGATATAGTACCCAAGATGCAAAGTTTGCGTACTTCCGTAAAGACGATGTTTTTGCAGCGTTTTGAAAACGGTTGCCAAGTTCAGGCCATTAGTTATAATGATCAGTTTGCCTACGTAAACGAAAGGAATATGAGAATGGGCTACAGTCCTTCCGTTTCCGATACGATGGCGGATGATTGGGAGATACTTGAATAATGGAAGACGGGGAACTACAGGAGCTGAGCGTTGATGATGTTATAGAGCAATTGGCGGGCTGCAATTATGCGCCCAGTGATATTGCCCTGTATCTGGCGGTTGACAAAAAGGAGTTTATGGATGCTTGGAGAAATCCTAACAGCCATATACGTACTACTTATGACCGTGGCCGTTTAAAGGCACAGGCCGAAGTGAACCAGCAATTGCTGATAAACGCGCGAACGGGTAATATTACCGCTGCACAGATCTATGAAAAGAACCGCGCCCAAACGCAACTGGAAAATTTACGGGAACAGATATTCTTTGGCGAATGAAATTGGAGCACATTACCCTAGAGCATATATACGACTACATTGAGAACGGCAACCCTAGCAATGTAGACCCCGCTATTGTAGCCTATCTGGACATTATAGAAAAAATACGGGGTATGTACCTGCGGTTTGACAAATGGGGCAGCAAGGACGCTATTTTAAAGCATTTGGTAAAGGTAGACGGCCATAGTAGGTATTTTGCCAATAACGCATATAACGATACCCTCGAATATTTTTATTGTGAAAATAAAATTAGCAAGGAGGCGTGGCGCAACATAT